CGAAAAGGTTCAAAAACGGCGAATCTGTCAAAATTTCCCAGAAAAATGACCACACTTGGGGGCCAAAGCGGCATATTGTACGCAGTCAACGTCAACTGACAAGCCGATATGATACCAGCATCAAAGCCAAAGATCACGCAGGAGAGTATCGCCGAGATCATCCATCGGTACAACGTCGAGGGTCTGGCGATTGTCGGTATCCGTGGGTACTACCGCGACACAATGGGCAAGGCAGGTGAGAACGACCGCGGCATCTACGACGACGCAGTCGTGGTCATCTCCCCTACGGCCTACGCGACCTTCAACGGCAACACGGACCCCAGCATCACCCGCAGGGGCGTTGCCGTGCTGAAGCCTGGGGTGTGGTGGTACAAGATCGGTATCCACGGGCTATCCAAGCCCGCAGCACGCAGGTACAAGGCACTGGTGCAGGCAGGCAAGGTGACGGCGACGCGCGACGGGAAGGGAGAGGATACGGGGATGTTCGGGATCAACATCCATCGGGGCGCAAGGAGTAGCACGTCATCGCTCGGTTGCCAGACTATCCCACCGGATCAATGGCCCTCTTTTATCGGCCTTGTGGAGGGAGAGATGACGCGACACGGGGCAAAGACGATCCCCTACATCCTGATTGATGGCCCATGAACTACGACCCCGAAAACTACTGGAAGCCGATAGGACCAGTAGAGACAGAGAAGCCGGAGAAGCTGATCCCGAAGGCAGAGCCGGAGCCGGAGTTCCCGGCACTCACGGAGATGGAGAGTAAGCCCGTTGGCGATTGGGAGGTAAAGCTCTCGCTCTGGGAGAAGATACAGGCCGCGTTAAAAATCATTGACCTATTACAGACAATCAGGAGAGCCAGCATGGGCAATTGGAAGACTACTACGGGGGCGATTATCGCAGGCTTGGCCACGGTGCTACAAGCTCTCGGGATCGTAGAGATACCGCCGGAAGTGCAGACAGGGATCATCTCCGTTGCGCTTTTTGTGGTTGGGCTATTTGCGAAGGATGCGACAGCAGGGGGTGAGAAGAAGTGATGCAGGGGATACGCAACCCGTTCGCACTACCACAGGCGGGGGGATAATGCCACGGGGCAAAGCACATAGCGAGATTCGCGGGTTGACAGATATAGACACCGCACAGGCGCGACAGCCGCTAAGCCGGCCTCGAGTTTGGGAGGCGGCGTTCTTGGGGACACTCTCCAAAAGGGCAAACGTCACCGAAGCGTGCCGCGCAGCGGGGATACAGCGAGCCACGGCGTACAAGCGCAGAGCGGAGAACGAGTCTTTCGCCGCCCGTTGGGACCAGGCTATCTCCGAGGCTTCGGACGCGTTGATGGAGGAAGCGTGGCGGCGTGCAGTTGATGGCGTGGATCGCCCAGTTTATCAGGGTGGGACGCAGGTGGGGTCTGTCAGAGAGTACAGTGATCGGCTTATGGAAAAGCTTCTGGAAGCGCACCATCCAGCGTTCCGCCGCTTGCAGCGGGTGGAGTTGACAGGCGCGAACGGTGGACCAGTGCAGCACCAGACAGTGCAAGACCTCAGCGACGCAGAGTTGATGGCGATTGCAGCAGCAGGGGGTGACGATTGATGCGGCATCACGTTCCTCACGTCACGCAGGGCGTAGGCGACCCCAAGAAGGTTGCACTATTGATGTGGGAGAATGGCGTTGGCGATGACGTTGCCAGTATGCCGGGGGTCGCACAGAAGATCGCAGATGGCTACAGGGTCACGATCTATACAACGGCGTTTCGCGCTCCGATGTGGCGGTCGAGTTACTGGAGATCGTTAGGGCTGGATGTGCGGACGTACAGCGGTGAACAGTTCGGCATGGTCGCCCGTTTGCAGCGAGATTTTGGTGAGATATTCGCGCTGTCGCAGTGGTGTTTGTACCATGACGAAGAGGTGAGTGGCGCGTCGCGCAAGGATCGGGTGACGCAGTTTGCGGACGCTATCGGCGTAGTCCTTGACCTTCGATCACGGTTCGATTATCGCACGGCGTTGTGTCCTCCGTCAGCACCGGGTTATGGTCACTGGGCTTACATCTTGGTTGCGCTGACAGCCTCTAACGAGCGGCGCGACTACCCACACCGATACGAGCTGCTGAGCGCACTCCGCCAGGCTTGCAGCGGGTTCGGATACAAGCGAGTTCGCAGCGTTGGCAAGGCCGATGAAGGGGCGGAGGTAGCGGCAGACGTGTGGAGCTTGATCGAGATGGTACGTAGCGCGAGTGTTGTGGTGTCGGTAGATACTGGGGTGCTTGCGCTATCCGTCGCTCTTGGCCGGCCAACCATCGCACTGATGGGGCCAACAGGCGCAAGCGTTGTGATCGAAGGGATACGGCGGCAGCAGTGCAGAGTGAGGTTGATCCAGATCGTTCGGGGCAAGCCAAGTAACTGCAAACTTCCATGCAACTTCCATGTAGCGCGAGGCTTTGGGCAAGGCAACACGTGCAGCCTATCGCAGCCAACGGAGTGCATGACGAGTATCAAAGTCGAAGATGTGATTCAGGCGTTCTATGCTATTGAGAGAGGCCGTGCCGCAGGTTACCAAGAAGGCAGCAGCCATGGAGCTTGTTACGCGGAGGCAAGCGCGGGCGGGGATGCTGGAGTTTGTCCGGTATGTGAACCCTGAGTATCGGCCTGCATGGTTCCACGAAGTTCTTTGTAAGTCACTGGATAGGCTCCAGCGTGGAGAGGTGAAGAACCTTATGGTGTTCATCCCTCCGCAGCATGGCAAGTCGGAGCTGATCAGTCGGCGATTCCCTGCGTACATGTTTGGGCACAACCCCGACTTGAAGATGGTTCACTCGAGCTATGCCGCAGACCTGATTCAGGGGATGAACCGAGAGATACAGCGGACGATTGACAGTCCCGAGTATCGCAGACTGTTCCCCGACACAACGCTCAATGGGCGCAACATCCGAACGGTGTCGGGATCGTGGCTTCGCAACAACGATGAGTTCGAGGTTGTTGGTCGGCGTGGTCGGTATGTGTGTGCTGGCGTAGGCGGTGGGATCACTGGCAAGCCAAGCGATGTTGGGTTGATCGACGACCCGGTCAAAGGCTACGTAGAGGCGGTGTCGAAGGCTGTGAGGGAGATGGTGTGGAACTGGTACTTCTCGGACTTCCTGACCCGCACGCACGACGATACGCGCAAGCTCATCATTATGACGCGGTGGCACGCAGATGACCTTGCTGGGCGGTTGCTAAAGAGGGAGGCATCGGCTTGGGAGATCGTCAAGATACCAGCGATCTGCGAAGACCCTGACGAAGAACTCCGGTTGTTGCGACTGATAGACCCGAAGGCGAGCAGGCCGCCGCGAGAGATTGGCGACGCGCTCTGGCCGGAGCGGTTCAGCAAGGAGACGCTGGAGGATAGGCAGCGGCTGAACCCGTTTCTCTTTCAGGCTGTGTACCAGCAAGACCCAAAGATGCGCGAGGGGAACCTGTTCAAGTACGAAGGCTTGCCAGTAGTGTCAGTCGCTCCATCTGGAACGAGTCGCTGGGTGAGGTTCTGGGACTTGGGTGGGAGCAAGAGCGCAAGCGCGGACTACTCCGCAGGCGTATTGATGACGCGCAGCGATGATGGATTGTTCTGGGTGGTAGATGTGCAGCATGGGCAATGGTCGCCGAACGAGCGGAACGAGCATATCCTTGCGACTGCTGCACGTGACAAAGAGCGGTACGGGGACAGGATCAAGACCTACATCGAGCGAGGCGTTGGCTTGGCTGTTGAGGTGACTGATGCGATAGTAAAAAAGTTGGCAGGCCACCGCGTTGAGGTGGTGGCTCCAAAGGGGGACAAGGAGACCCGTGCAGACCCTTTCGCGGATCAGTGTGCAGCGGGCAACGTTCGAGTGATAGATGCACCGTGGACGGACGGCTATCGGGACGAGATGACGGCTTTCCCCAACGGGGGCCACGACGACCAAGTGGATGCGACGAGCGGGGCGTTTGCCCAGGTTGTAGCAAGGCGCACAGAGTACGGGATCAGCTTCTTGTAAGACAAACGAAAGATGACTCTATCTCGATACATACGCAAGATGGCAGCGCGGATAGCCCTGAAGGGGACAGAGCTTCCGGTTATCCCGTCATGGGCAAAGGTCAACTGGATCGCCCCGATCTTTGACCGACTGATGCGCGAGGGATACCAAGCAAACGCAGCAGTCTTTGCGTGCATCACGAGCTATGCCTTCGCGTTCCCAGAGGCGCGGATGAAGGTTGTAGATCGTGATGGCAACCCGCTGCCTGATGACCCCGTTCAAGCGTTGCTCGATGCTCCAAACCCCGATATGCACTATCGGCAGTTTGCGCAGCAGTTGATGATCTACCTACTGATTGGCGGGAACGCCTACCTCCACAAGGTGAAGGATGGATATGGGCGTGTAGTCTCTCTCTATCCGTACCATATTGACAACATCAAGCCCGTCCCATCGCAGACCGAATGGATAGATCACTTCATCTACTCCATAGGCTCAGAGCAAGGGAAGCGGTTAGAACGGGACCAGGTGATTCATTGCAAGTGGCCATCGGTCAACCCCTCAGCTCCGTGGGAAGGTCTCGCCCCGATTCTTGCGTTGTCTCGTGAGATAGACACCATCAACGAGGCGATACGATACCAGTACGCTCTATTGAAGAACGATGCAGTCCCACAGACAGTCTTCAGCTTCCCCGCTGGAGCCGATGTACATGACGATGATCTACGGCAGTTCAAAGCAGCCGCACGGCAAGGGTTCGGCGGCGATGGCCGTGGTTCAGTAGCTGTGCTGCGTGGTGGCATGACGGTGCAGCGTATCGGGTTGGACTTCCAAGAGCTTGCTCTTGACGCGCTCTCAAAAGTGCCAGAGACCCGTATCGCTGCGGGCTTCGCCATTCCCCCAATCGTCGCGGGGCTAAGTGCAGGACTGGATACCGCTACCTACAGCAACTATGCGCAAGCGCGACAGCAGTGGGTGCAGAACGTGCTTGTCCCTTTGTGGCTCTTGATCGCAGATACGCTATCGCAAGGGCTGATCCCAGCGAAGCATCCGAAGGGTGCAAGGATAGTGCCGGACTTATCCAAGATCGTAGCACTACAAGCGAACGCAGATGAGTTGTCTAAGAGGATAGTAAACGAGTATAGGGCTGGGATTATCCGCAAGAGTGAAGCACGTACGAGGCTTGGACTGACCGCAGAAGAGGAGGACTCTGGGTTCGTGTACGACTATCCAAAGGTCGCATGGGGCGAAGCCGAGGCGAAGGGCGTGGATGCACAGGTGGCTGTCGTCACGCCGGATGGCTCCATCGCTTCCAGCCCGTTCGTCCTTCCACCAAAACCAACACCCAACGGGAGACATTAAATGCAGATCAAGAACCACGCTCCAGAGCGCAAGTCGTTTCAGGGGTACAGCGTAAAAGTTGTGGATCAACCACAGGGGGTCGTCGAAGCTGTTGTCAGTGTGTTCGGGAACGTGGATTCCGCAGGTGAGCGCATCCTACCTGGAGCCTTTACACAATCGCTCATCCAGAAGTCACCGAAGGGGGTCTGGATGCACCAATGGGATCAGCCTATCGCAAAGACCATCGAGGCGCGTGAGCTGCTACCAGGAGACCCACTGTTGCCAGAAGAGATCAGGTTGCTCGGTGGGCTGTACATCAAAGCCCAGTTCAACCTCAACACGCAGCGCGGGAAGGATGCGTTTTCGGATGTCGCCTTCGGGATCGTTGACGAGTTCTCTATTGGCTACTCAGTCATAAAGCAATCGGCCAACAAAGAGATGGGCTGCGTTGACCTTTTAGAGCTGAAGCTCTACGAGTGGTCGCCAGTACTGATCGGCTGCAACCCAGCGACGCAGTTGGTGAGCGCGAAGGACTTAGGGGATGCTGTGGCGCATGAGGCGGATGTTGAGGTCAAAGCAGGTGCGGCGTTCAGTGCCAGCAACAAGGGGACGATCAGGAGCGCGATCACCAGTGCCAGAGAGATCGCAGACCGCCTATCGGCGATGCTTGGAGATGACGAAGAGGGGAAGCAAGAGAAGGGGGAAGAAATCAACAGCGAGGCGGTTAGCACAGCGAGCGACGACGTACAGATAAAAGCACGGCAAGGGTACAACTGGCTGCTCAACAGCATGACCCTACAGAGCCAAGATAGATAACCACAAACGACCAACAACGAGGAGTGTAGAGAGATGTCTGAGACCACCCTGAACGTTGCAGAGCTTGGCAAGAAGCTCGCAGTAAAGACCGAAGAGACCCTTGCCTACTACAAGGATCACGACACGGGAACGAAAGACGAGAACGGGCTGCCGATCTTCAAGGCCAGCATTGACACCGACAAGATCAAAGCCTTTGAGTTGGAGCTTAGCGACCTGCGCACGCAGTACGACGGCGCACGCAAGGCAGCCAATAGCTACGACGCGCTCAGCGCGTATCACAGCAGCATGACCCAAGAAGTGAGTCGCCTCGCAACGCCATTCAAAGAGGCGCAGCCATCACAGGTGAAGCTGCTTGGGGATGCGTTCGCGGAAACCATGCAAGCGAAAGGGTTGAAGCGGTTCGCCGTCGGTCAATCCGTTGACGTTGACGGGTATGACACCAAGACGTTGATGACTACATCGGCAGGGTTCCCGCCATTTTCGCAGCGTACTGGCGATGTTGTCCCGTATGCCAATCGTCGTATCGTACTGACCGACATCATCCCCGGCAGCACAACCGACCAGAACGCTATCAAGTACATCGAAGAGACGACGTTCACCAACGCCGCCGCAAGCCGTGCCGAAGGTGCTGCTCTTGCTGAATCGGCGTTGGCCTACACAGAGCGCACCGTGCCGATCGAAGACATTGGGACGTGGATACCAGTCACCGACCGCCAGCTGGAAGATGTTGGTGAAGTGGCTGCCCTACTCAACAACAACCTTGATCTGATGGTGCGGCTGAACGTCGAGTATCAAGCACTCAACGGTGACGGCAACACGCCGAACTTGGTGGGCATCCTGAACAAATCTGGAGTGCTTACACAAGCCAAAGGTGCGGACGATGTCTTCACCGCGATAATGAAGGCGTTCACGAAAGTCAGCACTGGCGGCAGTTCTGCATCGGGTTCGGCGGAAGCATCAGCGATCGTTCTCAACCCAACAGACTGGCAGAACATCATCATCGTGAAAGATGCCGAGGGTCGGTTTATCTACGGCGACCCTGCATCCCCGAACGTCAACCGCACCATCTGGGGTGTGAACGTAGTCCAAACCAGCGCGATCGGTGCAGGCACTGCGTTGGTAGGTGACTTCGCTCTCTACTCGCGATTTGCGTATCGGCAAGGCGTGAAGGTTGAGGTGGGGTGGATCAACGACGATTTCACCAAAGGCCAGAAGGCCGTTCGAGCCGTGACCCGCGTGGCGTTAGTGATTCGTCGCCCAGCCGCGTTCTGCAAGATCACAGGGCTGTAAGCAGCCACAACGACGTAACGGCTGGGGTGGCCACACCCCAGCCACTTACCGTAAACCCTAACCAACCGGACAGATGACACCTGGGAATATCATTGAGAACTCAAGTCCGATAGCTGGCGCACATGCCAGTCTTTTTTCGGAGGCGATTGGGTCGCCAGCGGTGGGGGCTACCGCCGCTGTACGTGCAGCATACACACTCGGGGCTACCGCCGCAGACGTAGCCACCAGCATCACCAACCCTGATGTGCCGCGCAACCTCACAATCACTGGCAACGCGAGCGGGATCGCTGGTGACGTTGTTATCACAGGGACTGACTACGAGGGTGTGACGCTCACCGAAACCATCGCTCTAAACGGGACGGCTACGGTGGTCGGCAGCAAGGCGTTCAAGACTGTGACCAGCATCAACTTCCCAGCGAAGACAAACGCATCTGGGGATACGGTCGCGATCGGGACTGGCGCGAAGCTCGGACTATCGCGACGGCTCAGCCGCAACACGGTACTCGCTGCGCACCTGAACGGGGCAAAGGAGGGGACAGCCCCAACGGTCGCTGTCAGTAGCACCGTGATCGCGAGTAACACAGTGACGCTCAGCAGTGCCTTGAACGGCAACCCTGTGATCGTGGACTACTACGTCTAAAGCGATGCCGATAACTATCGTGAAGGAGCCAGTGATGACGCAAGACTTGTACACAGTGAAAGAGCATATCTACGTGACAGCACAAGGGGTGGTTGTCCCAGAGGCACACCCCGATGTGCATATGCTGCTCTTTAGCAAGGGGCAACGCATCCCGATGGAGACAGCCGTTGCATGCGGTGTCTATGAAGTGGCTGAGGAGCCAGTGGCCGATGGCAAATCGGTTGCTGCGCCACCTGCGACGAAGGCCGTAAAACCATCGAAGAACAAGTGAGATAGCACGCGATGCCGACATATCGTGACTGG